CGCTCACATAGTCAGTCGGCGTCGTCAGGAAGCGATTGGATATCGTCATCCCTCCAGTCTGCACCTTCTGGAACACAGGCAACTGAACCAGATGGAGGATGCGGTCCTCCGTCTGCTTGACGAACGTGGGAAGTTCGGCGACGAAGTTCGTCTCCGTGTTCTCCGTGTACGTCTGGATCGTTGCTATCAGTTCAGCATACGTCGCCATAATCAAGCCTTCTTCGTAGCGCGGTTCGTCTTGGGGTTATATTTAAGCGACCCCGCAGGCTTGCCAGAATACTTGGCTTCCCGGTCTTTCGCTCTTGCCCCAGGGGACATCTTCCCCCGCTTTTTTCCCTTTGCCGTCGCCGTGGTCGATCCCTTCTTCAGGTTCCCAGACTTCTGCAAGCTGGAAACAGCAATAGCGTAAGCCGCATCCTTCGACTTGCCTTTGGCCTGTAGCTGACCAACCAACCTGTTCAAGAGTTTCGGCACTATCAGACCTTGATGTTTGTGCCCCTCTCGGCGGCACCTCCGCCCGTCATCTTGACGGTCTTCTGGTTGGTCGGCTTGATGCCCGACTTGACACCCTGGACCAAGCCGCCAGCGGCGTATTCCTTGGTCGGAGGGCGCTTGCCTAACCTCTTGCTCATTTCACTGCCTGCCATCGTCCTACTCCTTCTTTTTCCTAGCTTTTTCCAGTTTTCGATCCATGTAGGCTTTGCCTTTGTGCCCGCTATAAGACGGGTATGTCGTCCGATTGATCCCGCCCTCCTTAATGTCTTTCGTCTGATGCTCCAGGTCCACATTGGCGGACCCTATCCGATTACCTTTCTCCCACTTTTTGAGGTCATCCGCCTCCTTCTTGTGGCGACGTTTGTCTCTCTGATCCTCTGTTAAAGCCCTACCGCCCGCCATCGGTCTTCTCCTACGTTGTCGTTACGGTGACGGTGCCGACTACGCCGGTCCCGCCTGTTGACCTCGTGTATTCTGACCCTGCGGTGTCTCCGTCTCCAACAGGGTTCCATCCAAACGTGCCCGTGGAGGCCTCCTCACCTTGGTCGGGGCGCGGGTCAAGTAAACTCTGCGGGTCGTAGATGCGAAACTCGCCCAGTTGAAGCTGGGGATGGTCGGGGTTGAGGCAACTGTCGCAAACCCGGTATCCGTTTCTTCGTTCGTCAACGACCTCGTACTTGAGGGAGTTGAGGTCGTATCGGAAGCCACATCTGTCACAGAACCCAAAGGCATGTTTCCCCGCTGCGTAGTTTTTAGACATTACACGTCCACATTGATGTAGTCGGCCAGCGGCACGAAGACCAAGGACGCTTTCTCCCGATCCTCAGAGGCCGCCAACGAGAACTGTTCCTCATAGAAGGCTTTCAACGTCGGTACCCGGTGCTCAAGCTCAGGCTTCTTCTGGGCAATCTTGTAGGCCAGACCCGCGATCATGGCAGGGACGAACCTCTCCGGCATGTCGGAGTTGTTGGTGTTGTCGCCCAGGTCCTCGATCCTGCGGAGGTACCAGTAGTTAAACGTGTCGTCCGAGTTGGGCGGGACCGGCCAGAAGGTGACAGTCGGCCTGTTCTGCCTGTCGATGTACATCTCGGTCGGACGAGACTGGCTGTTCTTGTTGGTGCGCTGGGCGTAGGTGCTCACCGAGATGCGGGTCAAGGTGAAGTCGGTCTGCGTGGCACCGCTGCCCTGCCGGAGGACGCCATCCAGAACATCGATGGTGTCGTCGGCGAGACTGTAGGTGAGAGTGCCCTGGACGAGGGAGACGGACGCCTCTTGAACAGTCCACAGGTTGATCCCCTGGTTCGCCCACTCCAGACCCAATAGGCCCAGACTGCGACGGGCCGTGCGGAGGTCGTACCCAGTCCGCATCTCGGTCCCGGCCTGCTCGAACGCTTCCTCGATCATCTGGAGGAAGTCGAGCTTGAAGTCGGCTGTTCCGCTGGTGGTTGGTGCTGCCATCTACTTCCTCTCCTTCCCCCGGCGTGGGGGCGGCTTCTCCTTGGCGCTCTTTTCCTGCTTCTGCTTCTCCCGAGCTTCCTGCTCGGCCCTGATCCTTGCTAGGGCGGAAGGCGGGGTCCGTATCCCCAGGGGGTTATCGTCTGCCATCAGCTTTTCTTCCTATTCGGCTTCCTGCTGCGGTTCCTCGATGCCGACATGATCTGGTGATTGCCGGGGGAATTGTTCCTTGGGTTGTTGTCCTTGTGATGGATGTCCTTCCCGTCGCCGACCTTCACCGTGCCCTTCTTCTCCGCGTGATACCTTGCCCGGTGTCTCGCATTATTATCCTTCAACTGCCCAGGCTTGGAGTGGTAGTCCCGGTACTCCTTCTTGTAGTCGCGCTGAGCGTTTTTCTTGCTACGGCTCATCAGGTCGGGACCACGTTTCCGTCAGCCGACAGGGGACGCCAGAAGAGGTAGTAGTCCACGTCTCCCGTGAGAGCGGCGTTGGTGGCAATGGTCTGGATGATATCGACGCTATTGCCGATGATGAGCGCCTCGTCGGCGATCTGAAGGGCATTGGTATTGGAGGCTGTGATGAGCGTCCAACTGTCGCCGACCTGAAAAGCCGTGCTGTCCATGACATCCTGGACCAACAGGGCAGCCGTGTTCCCGGCCACACCCAACTCGATTGTTCCGTTATTGGACGTACTCGTCAGTTCCGCGTTGATAGATGCTGCGGCGTAGCAGGCAATGTCTCCCGTGACCGTGAAGATGACGATGGTGCCGGTAGCCCCAGCATCATCGGTGAAGTTCCAGTTTCCCCTGGCGACCTGCCAGTCAGAGAACTCTCCACTGATACCCATTACGCCCTCCCTGCCTGGATGACCCTGGCGTTGGCGCTACCAGACGAATGCACCGTGAGAGCCAGCCGCATGGCAGCGGGTGGGTTGGTGTAGTTCCCATCCGAGGAGCCGGTCTGGTTCACGATGGTGTCGTGGGTGTGAACCGTGGCGCTGGTCTCGTCGGTGAAGGTCGAGGCCATCACGTTGTTGAATGTGTGCTGGACCGCATACGTGAGAGAGGCCCCGGACGACACATCGCAGCCGACACCCACGTTGAAATTTGGCCCGCGATAATTGAGGACGTACCACGCACTCTCACACAACCCATCGACCCCGGCCTCGACGGCTCCTGCCGAAGCACTGCTGGATGTGATCCGGTCCACCCAGGCGAAGTTCATATCCTGAGTTGAACTGGTCCCAGCGTTGGCCCCGGTGATGCTGTCGGTGATCGCCCTGCCATAACGGTCGTAGCCACGAGGAGTGTAGGTGTCCCCACTGTCGTCACCCGCCGAGTACATGGCCACATGCTGTGGTGTCGAGAATTCGCAGTATCCGTTGACCCCGACCTCGACGTTCCCATCGACGGCAGCGGAAGATGTGATGCTGTCGATGCTGTAGAATTTGGTCGAACCGAGGACGATCAAGCCGTTGTCGGGGCCGGTGATCGTCTCGGTGATGCGGTTGGCGCCCGTCCTGCCCCTGTTCGGTCTATCGCTCTTGCCGACCACTTCAAACGTGATGCCGGTGTTGTCGGCAGAGGCTGCGTAGATCAGAACGTAGACCCCTCGCCGACCCCGGAAGTCCGTGCCAAGAGCGCCGTCCAACGTCAGGGCTGCGCTTGCAGCCGTGGTCTGCGCCGTGCAGATACCGTCCCGGTCATAGCCGGTGGAGAGGGCGCCGTTGATCAGGTAGTCAAGCCGAGTGGCAAGGAGGGTCTCCGTCGTGGAGATGCCGTTCCTGTCGAGGGCTGTCGGGGTAAGAGTGATGACCTTTGGTTGGGACATCTTTATATCCTCTCAATGTGTGAAACTATTTCTTCTTGGCAGGAGCCTTCTTCTTGGTCTTGGCCTTTTTCTTCGGAGTCTTGCCGCCGACCCACGCTTCGTTCTTGTTTGGGGTCTTCGGGTTGTCTCCCTTGAACTTACCGCTGGGCTTGCGGTTCCTCTTGGGCTTGGTGTTCAGATCGGGTGCTTCGATATTACCGAGAGTAACATCACGGCGCCACTTCTCGGCGGCTTCCTGAGAAGCGAACTCCTTGGAGACGGTGCCTTCGTCTGGCCCGCCTGAACACTCAATCGCCCACTTTGCCCCTGACTTGGTCAGTTGGGTCTGCATGGGACTTACCTCTCATTGGCAACGAAGATGTAATCGATGTCGGTCGTCTCGGCGCCAGCGGCGCCGTTGAGATAACCGAACCCGACTGCCATCTCGGCACCGGGGATGGTGATGCTGTTCATGGTATCGATCAGTACGTTGTCGGCGAAGCACTGGATATTGGCAACGCCGTCCCAGTACGCGGCCAGGGTGACGAACGTATCATCGGCCAACGTGGCGATGGTTTCGCTGTCGCTGTCGGTGGTATTGTTGTCGGAGTTGAAGTAGATGGCAGCAGACCCATCCACGCTTTCAAACTGGAAGCGCATGGTGGCGTCCTGCGGCGTGGTGTCTGTCGAATGAAGACCGAAGACCATATCGGACTGGGTCGCGTCCCCAACCGAGATGCGGGTCTTCACGAACGCCTTCTTGC